GGCAACGGCAAGCAAGAGCCGCGGCCTCCGGTTCAACAAAATCATCCCGCCGGGAACGATCTAGGTGGCGTTTCTCGACCTATTCCGAGGCCGGCAGACGCCCCGCCCCGCGGCGGTTCCGGTGGTGCGTGCAAAGTACGACGCCGCCGAGCGCGGCGACGATTACCGCCACTGGGCCAACGCCGACGCCTTCGCGGCCGACGCGGCCCTCTCGCCGTCGGTGCGCCGTACGCTTCGCAACCGGGCACGCTACGAGCGGGCAAACAACTCGTACCTCGCCGGCATCTCGGGCACGCTCGCCAACGATCTCATCGGCACCGGCCCCCGGCTGCAACTCGATATCGGTGACGACGAGGCCGCCCGCCAGGTGGAGCGGATGTTTTTCGACTGGGGCTGGCTCGTCGATCTCCCGGCCAAACTCCGCACGATGCGCGAGGCGCTCGTTGTGGACGGCGAAGCCTTCGCCCTCATGGTCAACAACCCGCGTCTCGCGGGCGTGCAACTCGACCTCCGGCTCGTCGAGGCCGAGATGGTTGCCACGCCGACGGAGTTGATGCGGCAGACGATCACGCCCGAGGGCAACACGGTCGACGGCCTGGAGTTCGACGAGGTGGGCAACGTCATCGCCTACCAAGTGTTGAATTTTCACCCCGGCTCAAACTTCCGGATCAACAACCTCCAGTTCCAGCGGGTGCCGGCGGGCCAGATGGTGCATTGGTTCAAGCCGTCGCGGCCGGGCCAAAATCGCGGCGTTCCTGAGGTGGCCCCGGCGCTCAAGCTCTTCGGCCAGTTGCGCCGCTACACCGAGGCGGTGATCGCCGCGGCCGAGACCGCGGCCGACCTCGCGGCGTTTATCCACTCGAACAGCCCGGCGGCCGAGGTCGACGAGATCGACGCCTTTGCAGCCTTGGAGATTTCCAAGCGCACGCTCACGACGCTGCCCGAGGGCTGGGACATCAGCCAACTCAAGGCGGAGCAACCGACGACGCAATACCCGGCGTTCGTGCGTTGCATCCTCAACGAAATCTCGCGCTGCCTCCAACTTCCCTACAACGTCGCCGCCCTCGATTCGTCGTCGTACAACTACGCCTCGGGCCGCATGGATCACCAAGTCCACTCGATGAACCAGCGCGTCGAGCGTGACCAGCTAGAGCGGACGATGCTCGACCGCGTGCTCGCCGCGTGGGTCAACGAGGCGTCGCTTGCCGGCGTGCTGCCCGACGGCCTGCCGCCATTCTCCGAGTGGAATTGGGGCTGGGTCTGGGACGGCAAGGAGCACGTCGACCCGTCGAAGGAAGCCGGCGCCGCCGAGACCCGGCTCCGCACGCTCACTACCACGCTCGCCGCCGAATACAGCCGCCAGGGCAAACGGTGGGACGTGGAGCTCCGCCAGATCGCCGCCGAGCGTGCCCTCATGGGCGAGCTCGGCCTCCAGATGGCCGACGCCGCACCGCAACCCATCCAGCCCGAGGAGGTCGACGCATGATCGACGAAGACTTCGACTGGTTTGACGACATCTCCGACCTCGTGGAGTTCCTATGAGCGACAACCTCAAGCTCGCGTCCAACGTGACGTTCATCCAAGCCGCCGACGGCGAAGCCGCGGCCGGTCCGAAGAAATTCAGGATCGTCGCCTACACCGGCGCGCCCATCCGCCAGGGCTGGAGCCGCGAGCCCGTCGTGATCGACCTGGCCGGCATGACGCTCCCGGCGACGGTGCCGATCGTGATGGGCCACGACTACGGCCTCGACAGCATCCTCGGGCAAGGCGTGCCCACTGTGCAGGGAAACGAGCTCATCGTCGAAGGCGAGATCCTCGCCGACAGTGACACCGCCCGCAAAGTGCTGGCCCTCGCCGCTGGTGGCTACCAGTGGCAGGCGAGCGTAGGGGCCGACGTGGGTCGGCATCTCCGGTTTTCGGAAGACCAGTCAACCACCGCAAACGGACAGGCTCACGTTGGGCCTGTTCGCATCGTTCGTGCGTCGACCCTCCGCGAAACGTCATTCGTGACGCTCGGGGCGGATCGGAGCACGGCAGTCTCTATCGCGGCCGAAGAGGCCCAGGAGTCAACCATGGCGGAACACGCCAGCGAAACGCCCATCGAGGAGCCCGTCGTGGCTGCCGCGGTGGAAGCCCCGGCGGTCGTCGCCGTGGAAGCCCCTGTCCAGGGCGTGAGCGACGAGCTCAAGGCCCAGATCGAAGCCCTCAACGAAAAGGTCAGCAAGATGGAAAAGCTCAACGCCACGCGCGACGAGCGGCCCGCCGCCCCGGCGGTCCACGTCGCCACCCCTGCCCCGCTCACCTCGCAGGTGATCGAGGCGTCCTTTGCCCTCCAGGGCGGTCTCCACGGTGCCGAGCGGCACTACGACGAGAAGACGCTCGAAGCGGCCAACAAGGCCCGCCGTGAGCTCTCGCTCGGCGAGGTGATCGTCCAGGCGGCCGTGAGCAACGGCTACGACGGCCCGCGCCGCCTGAACGCTTCGACCCTGCGTCCGATCCTCGCTGCGGCGTGGGCGACGCACTCGATCGCCGGCATCCTGAGCAACACCGCCAACAAGTTCCTCCTCGCCGGGTTTGACTCGGTCGAGTCGGCATGGCGGCAGATCTCGACGGTCCGCAGCGTGAACGACTTTAAGACGCTGACGAGCTACCGGCTCAACGGCGGCTTCAAGTTCGACAAGGTCGCCAACGGTGGCGAGCTCAAGAACGCTGCGGCCGGCGAAGAGAGCCGGACGATCTCGGCCGACACCTACGGGATCATGACGAGCGTCACCCGTACGGACCTCATCAACGACGACCTCTCGGCGTTGACGGCGGTTCCGCAGCGGATCGGCCGCGGTGGTGCCCTGAAGCTCAACGACGTGTTCTGGGCCGACTTCGTCGATGATTCGGCGTTCTTCACGAGCGGCCGAAACAACCTGTCGAGCGGCTCGCTCGCCCTCAGCCTCGCGAACCTCAAGGCGCTCGCCACGAAGTTCCGCAAGCTGAAGGATCCCGACAACAACCCCGTCGCGGTCGAGCCTCGGATTCTGCTTGTGCCGGTCGATCTGGAGCTCGCCGCCGCCGAGATCATGGGCTCGACCTTGATCCAGAGCGGGAACACCAGCGGCCAGCCGGATCGGAACGTGCTCGCCGGTCGTTACCAGGTGGTCGCCTCGACCTACCTGACCAACGCGACCGACTACTACCTCCTCGCATCGCCGGCCGATCTGCCGGTGATGGAGGTGGCGTTCCTCAACGGCGTGCAAAGCCCGATCGTGGAGACGGCCGAAGCCGACTTCAACCTGCTCGGCATCCAGATGAGGGGTTACTTTGATTTCGGCGTCGCGAAGGCGGAGTACCTCGCCGGCGTCAAGTGCGACTCGGCGACGTGATCATGAGCCCGGCGGGCTGGTGATCATGCCAGCCCGCCGGGACTTCAAACCCACAAACACAGAAAGCAGGTGATCCAGATGGCTTCTTATGTTCAGAACGGCTCGCTCCTCGACCACACGCCGGCTGCGGCCGTCGCTGCGGGCGACGTGGTCGTAATCGGTTCGCTGGTCGGCGTGGCACCGCGTGCCATTGCTGCCAACGCGGTCGGCGCGCTGGCTGTCGAGGGCGTGTTCGAGATGCCGGTCGCCACGGGTGCCACCGGCGCCCAGGGCTCGGCGATCAGTTGGTACGCGACCTCCGGCGTGGCTCATGCCTCGACGGGCACCGCGGCCGGCAAGCTCGCCAAGGACCGTCTCGTCGGCGACACGACGGTCCAGGTGTTGCTCAACCGCTAGTCCACACCGCAACCCCCGGCAGGTGCGCCGCCTCACGGTAGGCGCGCCGCCGGGGCGTTGTGGACTTGGAGGATGAATGGCCGACTTGTTGGCGCAAGGTGCATCGTGGCTGACGGGGCAGTTAAAGGCTGCCGCCGGGTCGACGGTCACCTACACACGCGGCAACGAGTCGGCCGAGATCGTGGCGACGATTGGGCGGTCGAATTTTGAGGCGGCCAACCAGAGCGGCGTGATTGAGCAATGGGAGTCTCGCGACTACCTCATCTCTGCGGCGGACCTGCCCTTTGGGCTGCCCGAGCGTGGCGATGAGATCGTCGAGGGACAAAACGGCGACCTTGTAACGTATGAGGTGACGAGCCCCCGTGGCGTGCCCGAGTGGCACTACGGCGACGCCACGGGGGCTCGTCACCTCATAC